CGCCACTCTCTTCTCCGCCTTCTCCACCTTCAGAAGACTCTTCTTTAATCGTTGCACCATATGGTAATATAGCTGTAACCAGTTCTGTCCAATCGTCATCGCTAGTGTAATCTAGCAAGTTTTTACCAAAGTTAACAGTTTGATTAGACATCGGAAGTTGCGAGTCTGTTACCAAGTCTAATATAAAACCTGGCGATGAATATGAATTACCAGTTCTTCTAATTCGAGCATGGAGCCCCCAGTCTTCGAGAGCTTTAGTCAAATATGAAAGAACGTTGTCTCCATCAAACTCATAATCATGGAATCCGATTGCTTGTCTAGTAGAGCTCATAGTCGAAACGCCGCCAACAGTAATTCGGCGACTGCTCGATACATGCATGTTGTAAATATCCAACAGAAATCTAATGTACTGAGGAAGGTCTAGGCGTTTAAGCTTTCCCAATGGTACGACAATATCATTAAGAAATGCTAGCGCACCTTCCGTAGTAAGTTTCTTTTGATTGTAAAAGTCCTTTGTGATTTTAAGAGGTCGACCTGACCAAATCCATGTATCATTTCCATTTTGATTATGACGGAAGATGTCTATAGTCGTATCGAAACATCGTATCGAATCGTAGCAAACGTTTCCGACAGGAATTGTAGCTGTAAATGCTCCAGCTGAATTGTCTTTAAGCGATAACGACGGGGAAATTAGACGAGTGTTTCCGACGACACTACTGTTATCGTCATGAATTAGAACACCATCCGCGTATACTTTATACATTTATCACCACCAACTATAGGCTATTGCATTTGCTAGTCCAGCTACACTATTAATGTCTTGCGCAAAAGGATTAAGGCTGTAATTCAATGTAACGTTTGGTAACATACCTTCATTAGTATTCCAACCACCAAGTGACCATCGACCTTCATAAACTAAATTTTTTGCATCTTCTAGCACCATGTATGCTCTCTTACCATGTATATAATCAAGAATCCGATTGTATAGCGAAATCCAGTTCATAGCTTCTGAATAAACTGCGAATTCTATTGAGCCAGTACAATTACCAAAAAGTGTTTGTCCGGCAAGCGCCTCGGTTAAATCGAGTGAGCCATTAGCACCTGGAATATCAACGTAGTGAGTCTTCACACTAGGAGGTGTTATGACGGGTCTAGACGTTGGAACTAACAATAAATCTCTATATGTATTAAACACTCGAATCGGAGTGCCGTTTGCATTCAAAGTTTGAAACGTTAATGAATGATACATTTATACGACACCCCTTCTATACAATGCCGCGGCCGAACCTAAATTTTCATCAATTCCGGGAGTAAGTTCACCAACAAGTGTACCACTATCAAGTACGACTCTCATGTTAGATACATCGTTGAATCCTTGCTTCATAGCATTGTTAATATCAGTAAACTGCCCGGAAAGCATCATTAAACGTTGATCTGTAAAGGCTTTCCAGTCATCGAATAGATGCTCAAGTAATGCGTTCTGATTGTCAATCAAATACGAAAGATTCAAATCAATTTTCTGCAGCATGTTACCATCTATTTGGTAGTCTTCCATTCCATTTTGAATTTCGCTAGAATCCAATACCGGGCTAATAGTAGGTTGCAAGTCCGGAGAGAACTGGTAATCTTCAAACTCAGAATCCAACGTTGACATGGCAGCTAAAGCCATTTCAGAAGAACTCTGTTCAACATTTGAAATACCATTAGCAATACCGTTACTTGCACCGAGTGCGAAGTTCATACCAGCACCCTCTGCTAGTTTTGAAGGCGAATGCTCGTCCCAAGCACCAGTAAGTGTATCCCATGCTGCGCCAGCTAAGTCGCCAACTGATGTTACTATTCCAGCAATTCCACCAGTAATACCATTAATCAAACCTTGAACGAGATTAGCGCCAGCTTCGCCAATCTTTTGCATCGTATCGGACAAGTTGAAAGTTTCAATGAATTTATCAATAATCTTACCAGCAGTTTCACCAATCTTGACCAAACCATCAAGAATTGCCTCGACCAATGATTCAATTAAGTGACCAACTGCATCCCACAATTCATCATGATGTTTGTCAATAGCGTCGGCAAGACCCTCAATCCATGCGATTAAGAGTTTGAATGCCGACTCAACTAACTCAGGTGTCTTCTCAGCAAGTGCATCCATGAACGCTATAATAATATCAAACGCTGACTGAGTAATCTTACCGATGTTCTTTGCTATAGCATCTAAGAAACCACCAATCAGTTTCAATGCTAGGTCGGCCATAGCTGGTATATAACTTGTTAATTGCGCAAGGATCTGTGTAAGGAGTGACAATAACGTATTGGTAATATCAGGTATCGCAGTCTGAATAACTTGCAGGATTGTGTGTAACAGAGTTAGCAAAGTTTGACCGATTATCGGCGCATTTGTCTGAATAGCTTGCAATATTGCTTGTAATCCAACTGAGATTGTCTCAACAATCATTGGGTAGTTCTCTTGTATGAACGTTAAAACTTCCTGCAACAAAGTTGATAAAATATCAAACAGATGTGGAATCTGCTCTTGTATGAAAGTCCACAAGCTTGCAAATACAGTACTGAGCATTTCGAAGAATTGTGGTGCTAGTTCTGTAACTGTTTGCATCACTTGCGACAACAACGTTCTAATAAATTCAAATATCATTGGCAGTAACATTGGCCCTAGAATACCAAGTACTGTCACTAAGAAATTTCCAATCGACATAGCAATATTAGTTGCTTGTTCAGCTATTGTCGTGAAGAATGTGCCAATTCCTTCAACTAATCCAACGGCTATCTTGGGTAGGAAACCTATTAATTGCTCTAAGAATAGTAATATCAATGAACCACTACCACTTATAGCTGCACCTAATAAGAATAAGCCAGCACCGAATGCAAGCATAGCAGCACCGATTAATGCTAATGCACCTGCTAATGCCGTAAGAGTAGCTACCATGGTCGGTGTAAATATCACTGACGCTGCACCAAGAATTACCAAAGCTCCGCCAAGAGCAAATAGACCCGTGCAAACTTGACCAAAGTTCAGATTGCTGAGCATCAATAATGCACCAGCAAGTGGAACCATAGCAGCAGACATTGCTAATATACCAAGACCTGTAGTTACCATGTCTAAGCCATCAGTATTCTTAGCAATTAGATAGAATGCAGCTAAGGGTGCACATAAACCAAGTAGTGCTGTTCCTATCTGGGCAAGATCTAGATTAGCTATCAATAATATAGCTTGACCGATAGCATATAAGCCAGCGGCCATAGCGGCAATACCCTCGCCAGTGGTTAACATGTCTGAGGCTTTTGTGAATTTAGTTATGAGGAACAAAGCTGCCAATGGTGCCATTAAACCAGCCAACGCCGTTCCTATTTGACCAAGATTTAGCACACTAATTGCTAGTACAGCTTCACCTATCATGCCTAGTGCTTTGGCAAACATAACCAACGCCGCACCAGTTTCCCATGTTAGACCGGACTTACTTAAAACAAATGCTGCTCCTGCTAATGCTAACATCAAACTTACTGTACCGAGCATTCCTTGAGCAAACTTGTCCCATTCCATGTTACCTAATATAACAACTGGAATAGTAAGTAAGTCAAGAGCTGCAGCAAATAACACTAACGACATAGCACCAGCAGGTAAATCTTTTTCAAACTTTGAGAATTCTTCTGCGACTTTGGTGAGAGCGCCAATCATTATCATGACGCCCAACAAACCTCGTACCATGTCTTCTGGGTTCATGCTGCCCATTATAAACACAGCGGCTGCCATTTCGAGAATTGCATTGCCAAGCGTTTGTATAGCACCAGCAGCGCCAAGAAGCTTGCCGACGTCTTTCTTATCAAATAATGCTAATCCCTGAAGCAGGTTTTCTATCAGTTTGAATAACGCAGCAATAGCACCCATAGCCGTAGCTAATGACACGGGGTCTATCATTGCAATTACAAATATAGCACCGGCCATCTCAAGTAATGCTCTAGCGATAGACGACAGTGCATCGACTTTCAACCACTCTTGAATGCTACCAAAAGTATCAGTGATCGCCTCACCAATATCCTTAATGACTTGAACAATTCCTGAGATGCCACTAGTAGTATCAAACAATCCCTTGACGAACTCGATGGCTTTCATGATTACAAACATGATTCCGCCGCCAGCTAAAACTTTGCCGGAATCCATCGAGCCATCATCTTTGGTAAAGATTGTCTTTACTCGCTCCAAAATATCGCTAATCTTAGCGACCATACCATCAAGCATTGAAATTTCATCGGTTCCGAACAATGCTTGTTTGATTCCGCTAAAGAAATTTGTAACGATTGTTTTAGCAGTATCTAAGACTCCAAGATTCTTTAAATTATCAACGAAGCCACTAAATTTTTCTGTGAATTTACTAAATATAGTGCCGCTATCTTCTGCATCTTTCTCAAGACCCGGTACAATTTTATGAACTGTATCAGAAAATACCTGCATCTTGGATGTGAATACAGTTAACGGATTACTACTTTCACCGCCAACAAGGCCTCTAATCTTATCGGCAAAGTTCGATAGAGTAGTACCGACTTTTGTTAAAATATCACCGACTGATTCTGCTGGAGGAAGAATTCCGCTTAAGCCAGCTGCTAAAGCATCCCAGCCCTTAATCAATAAACTTCCGAGAACTTCACCAACAGCTTCAATAACGCTAAATATACCGACAAACAATTCATGAATACCGGTCATTACAGGTTCATTGGCAATTAGAGATTCAGTAAATTCTCTGAATCTAGTTGTAACGTCATTAAGAAATAGACCAATCTTCTCAATAGCAGGTGATAGCACTTCAGCAAATGCAGTTGCTATAGGTAATATGACAGATGCTAATCCCTTAAGAACATTCGTTATGCCAAATATAACGTTTTCGAGTGACCCAAACAAGTCAACCTTGTCGCTGGTCATCGTATTGATTATTGAAGTGAATAGGTCTTTGAATGGACTAAAGTCAATGTTGTTTCGAATAGTATCTATGAATGAATTAATATCAGCAGATAGAGCTTGGAAGAACTCCGCTATCTTCGAACCACCCTCAGCTGTATGCGTCATTATGTCAAATGCTTGTACAAATATAGTAATGTAATTGCCTACTACACCGAGAAGGTTTGAGAAAGTTCCAAACGGCTCAACTAATTTGTCGAAAACCGAGCCTAATGCCAGCCAAGCACTTTCTATAAAAGTAAGTTTTGTCCAAATAGCCGACTCAAGTATTCCTTGTAATGAGCCAAAGAATATCATCAATCCTTCACGATTCGCAGCGTTCTCAGAACCAAAATGTTTGTTAAAAGATTCGCCAAATATCGCAAATCCATCAGCAACGCAAGTAACCGCTGCGGCAAGACTATTAAGAAAATCTAATTTGAAAAACTCGGAATGGAATAGAGCATCTCCAATGTTTATTACTCCGCTAAAAATATCAGTTGCGCCATTAAATGCAGTACGCAATGCTGAAAAGAATACGTCGAATGTCGATTTTATAGCTTGTAGCTTTGGAGTAGCATTACCTTCTGCATCAATCAATGAGTTTTTAAAACGTTTGGTGAACTCTTCAAACTGATAACTCAAATCGATAAGCTGTTTAGCGGTTATCGAAATATCATTGTCAGTACCTTTTCCTAAGAACGATTCATCCCATGCTTCACCAATTTTAAGAAGGATTTCAAATACTCCTTGAAACGCATTGCGAAGACCTTGAATAATAAGCTCTCGACCACCCATTATTTCAGATATCATCCGCTGGTCTTCGACAAGCTCTCCACTTTCAGCCAATATCAACTTGCCGTCTTCGTTATAGGCATACGTAGCTTTTGACCACGCTTCAAGGATTTCATTTCTAGCATCAGCAGATTTGCCGATGTAAACATTCATAATATCAGAAATCTCAGTCCAGAATGCTTTAGCTTGCTCAAAGTCGCCGAATACATATTCCCAACTTTGAGTCCATCCGGATTGTAGAGCTTCCTTTAAAGTGTCGATAAGCTGGTGCAAGGTCTTAACCTTGGTAGCAGCATCGGTTGCCGCCGAACCCATCTCAAGAATATGGTCAATTTGTTGAGGGTCGAATCCCTTTTGAGCCCATTTTTCTCTAAGATTCTCTTCTTCGGTCGCAGTCAATTCATGTAATGAACCAGTTAAATCTTTAATCTGCTCTTCAGAATATCCACGAGCTCGCCAAAGCTCTTTCATGCTCTCAACCTGAGCATGAGTATAGCCTTCTGTACCAGCTGTGAATTTCTCAAGAGTATTGATCAAGACTTCATCAGTAATCCATCCAGTCGAGAGTGACTCTCGGAATGACATCTGGTCATTTACCAGCGCTTGAAAATTCTCATCTTCAACTTTCATAGCTTTGGCGGTTTCGATAAGCTCGTTCTGGAATAGCTTACCGCCCATGCCAGCATTGACAACTGAGTTCCAGTCCTGAAGCTTAACCGAACCAGAAGCTAATGCCTGAGAAAGCTGATACATTGCTGTACTTGCTTGCTGAGAGTTCGAACCTGACATAGCTGCCAAGTTAGCAATGCCCTGAATAGCAGTTGCAGCTGTATCCAACTCAACACCAGCCGCCGTGAACGTACCGATGTTACGAGTCATCTCAGTGAAATTATAAATAGTCATGTCAGCGTAATGGTTTAACTCGTCCAATACGCCGTTAATCTTCTCGATTCGATCGTGCTCGGTCGTTAGACCTTGTTCTTTTAATTTATCACCAGTATTAGCAAGAATTGTTTGAACCGAGTTTATCTGAGTCTCGTATTCCTCAAGACCAGACTTAATCGGATCAATCGTTAGATTACTCAGTAATGACTTTCCAGCTTTTAACGAGTCATCTACAATATCCTCTAATACCCTCTTGGCCATGATTCCAAGAGCATCGAATTCTTGCTTTACTGTAATAACATTGTTCGACAATGTGGAAAGACTTATGTCTTTGGCTGCCGTGCCTATGTTCTGAAGGCCTGCGATGGCGCCATCAAAATTTAAAGAAGACTTTAATTTAGAGATGGTATCGAGTGTTGTACCAGCATTAGCTTCAAACCCAGAGTTGTCAAATATCATCTTAACAACTCGTGTATCGACAATACTCATTCGTCAGTGACCTCCCCCCATAGTTCTTCGGATAGCTCATTAAAGACTCTATCCATTGCCGGATTAATATAATCAATTCCAGGAACGTATCCACCTTGTCGAGTTCCATGGCCATACTGTAATAGAAGAGCTACATTAACTCCATCTACTTCATTATCGTTATACCAATGTAAAGCATATGCTCCCGGTTCGAGAGCATCAATCTCATAATCCCAAGATTCTGACGTCAAACCAGTATCAACTGGAGTCTCATCTGATAGATAGTCGACACCAATTGCTGCATACTTCTCAAGTATAGGATATAAACTGGTGCTATCAGAATTCTCTAAGTATTTGATTGTCTTATCGAAGTTTCCTTCGGTTTGGATACGAATCATAAAATATCAACCCCTCGTACCCAATCTCTTACGCCGTGCAGCATTAAGAGCTCTATTATGACTAGCAAGCTCTGATTTCGACATCTTCTTAGTGTTATTCTTAACGGCACATACTCGTAACAACATTATCAACCTATTCAAATGCCACTTTTCGCATTCGAATGGAACGTTGTATGTAATCATGTAGTAATATAACAGTTCCGAAGTAATAGTCTCTTTGTCAATCGGATTTGATTTCCTACTATAGATTGTAGTGGCCGTCATTGGCGCAGTTATGTACTTATTAATTTCCTTAATGTTGTCTGTACTTAGCGCCAAATAAATATCATCGTTAACATTAGTGTTTAAAGTCATGCATTTAATGTAGTCAAGCATTTCATATGGCGTACGTTTCTCACCAGCCTTACTGGATAGAAACGGTTTCTGCCACTTTGACTCCCATTTTGAAATAGAGAGAAGAGAATGCTCCAATTTCAATACAGTCTCATTAGTTTGTATAAAGCTATTAGTGTTTTCGTCAAACAAATCTGCAGACGGTACAACGATTTGAAGCATTCTCTCCTCCCAGATTAAAAAATAACTAGTTGTTTAGCTTAGCCATACTAGATGCGCGGTCCATTATAGCTGCCTTCGGATTAGAACCAAGCTCATCTCTAATCGCAGCAGGCATGATTCCAGCAACAAACTCTGCAGCGTATTCAGCATCTGTCACAAGACTCATATAAAGCGTGTCAAATGCTGGATTCTGCTCGAATGCAGCACGAATATCATCATTCTTAACGAATCGCTTACCGTCAGCTGACTTCTCGCCATATGAGGCAAGGAGGATGAGCTTGATGGTCTCGATAATCTTACCCATGTCTTGAGACTGAATAAGCGTCTGAATCGAATCCGACAAGCTCTGTCCCGGAATAATCTTATACTCAAGTTCAAGAATTTCAGCACGAGTCAGGTTGAAATAAAAATCCTCAGTACGCTCGGTACCATTCCAGTCAGTGTACGTGATTGTCTTCTTAAGCATAGTTGCATCTCCTTTTTATGAATATCAATGATTAAGACTGGTTAATAAGCTGAATAACCTTTGCAGGAAGCGGAAGCTTCGGGCTAAGAGTCTGAGTGCCATACAGATAGTCGGTAAGCCTAGACATCGCTGCAGGCGTGACCTTGGTAGAATCGATGGTAAGAACGGATGTCGGCTTGTAACCCGAAACATCAACGGGCGTAGTGGTTACAGACCAACTGAACGAAATCGCCTCGGGGCTATCGTTAACGGTAGCATAACCACGGTCAGATGGCGAAGCAAAGCATCCATAGACAAGATGAATCTTATAGCCATAGTCATCCGACTTCTGGTCATTGCCGATACGAGTACGATAGCAGAAACCGAACTGCTTACGAGGCTGCTGACGAATAAAGACGCCCTCAGCAAGCTCGCGAGTACCATCGCACTCCTCAAACTCCTCGGGATACGTATAAGCCTCGATGGTGAGTGAGGCCTCCTCAGCAGAAATAAGATTCAGATACTTAATATTATCAGCCCACAGAGGTGAAGGCTCGCCACCGGATGCGGACTCACTGACTGAAGTAAGACCGTTCCAAGCTACGCCAGTGCCATACGGGTCAGTCTGGTCAACAATGGTGTCAAGAATAGGATATAACACACCATGGTCTACACCAGTTTCATAGAAATGAGTACCGACCTCATCCCAAACAAGAACTGCCATATTAACTCCTTAATAATACAACGAAAAGGTGTCGTGACTTAATGAATCGGCTGTAAAATATCGATCATATGAACAATAAGGAAGCTCTAATATTTTCTTGACTAGTTCATTCTCTGGAGATCGTCCGATGAGTGTTATAGAGTATTTGACATGATGTAAAAACGCCTTGTCATCAGCATAAATCGTGTTAATGCCACTGCGTTCATATATAATACATGGATACTTTAACTTAATGCTGGGAGGTGGTTGAAAATAAACGTTATTCGACCCTAGGATGTTCACCAGAATCTGATGAAGTTCCAACCGTCGGTCCATTGTAAACACCTCCAATACTTAATATCAATCGAGGACTCTCAACATCGACGCTTGTAATCTCCCAATAAGAGCCAAGCCATTTGATGTATCGAATAGTATTAACATGATTAGAAATATAAGGGTCGGCCAGAATGGATATGGTATTACTTATGTTAATGTTTTTGTTAAGCTGTTCTGCATTGTCTCTTCGGGATGAATTTTTCGAAATTTCCCCCCGGTAATTTTTCTCGAATGGAATATCAACCCAAACGCCAGAACCTTCTGGTTGCTCTTCACAAGTTACAAAGCCAATGGGTCCAAAGAATCTAGCCAAGTGACCGACCCCCTTTCAAAACTAATATAATCTATTAAGCCTGCTCGACTTCGAGAGCAATTGCGCTATACGGATGAGTAAGAGCACCGCAGCAACGAGTCTCAATCAGATACTTCATCTGGTTGTAGTCAATATCAAAGTCGTCGAACAGCGACACTGCGCCACCCTTGTCAGCGCCAACGGTGTAATCAGCAGGATTGAATATCAGTGCCTTGAGCGCCATGGTCTTAGTAGTGGTGGTCTCAGTGCCATTAGTGGGATCAGTTGTCGTAACGGATGCAGAGCGAGTAATGTTCTCAAGAACAGGAACCTCAACGATCTCAGAAACACGAAGAGCAGACTGCAGCTCACCCATGTCCTTATAGAGACGACGCCCGATGCCATCCTTAGCAAGAAGCATATCAGCAATTACCTCATTGCTAGCAAACATCTTGGGGTTACCAGTGCCACGATACTCCTTACGAGCACGGACAGCAGCGTCAACGAGCTTGCTAGCCTTGGCGCTGTCATTGTCACCCTGCTCGTAAGTAACCTCATAGTAAATGGTATAAACATCATCGTCGCCATAAATAGGACGAATCTTATCGGGCTTAATCTTGTCAGGAGAATTGGGGTCAAGACGCCCGTCACCGACCAGGATTGCACGGCAGATTTCCTCGTTAAGCATGATACGAAGCTCCTGCTTGAGCCATGCAATGACATCGATGTCAGTAATATCAATCACGTCATCACGGTCAAGCTTCTGCTTCTTGTAAATGGTCTGCGGAGTAGTCTCACGGGAAAGCAAGCTGATGACCTGCTCAGTCTTGCGATTACCCTTTACGTAACCCTTTGCCCTTGCCTCATCCGCAGTAAGATTCGCCGCAACGGACTTAATGCGAGAGAACGGAGTGCGCTTAACAGAGTTCCACAGAACATCAACCCAGCCCATGATACGGGTAATCATATCAGGAGTGGGCTGAACCATCCTAGCCTCAGGGAAGAGAATATCAATGTTATCAATACCATGAGCGATGAATACGTCCTTCAGAGAGTTCGCATTATAAGCATCATCCATGATAGCGGAGAACTCATCGTGGGTAAGGACGTCGACGTCATCGAAATCGTCATAATACTCGTCATCGAAAACATTGTGCTTCATGTCATAACCTCCAAAATCAGAATGTTCCATCTCATCATTAACTGCAGCATTAATAAGGAAATATACAACGTCTTTCTGTTTATCAGTAAGAGTGTTAAATACATCCTCTACTGTTTCATCGTCATCAGCGTGCCGCATGTCATAATCATCGTCATCGTAATAATCATCATCGTCATCGTAGTCATCATCGTCATCGTAATAATCATCATCGTCATCGTAATAATCATCATCGTCGTAATCGGCGTGCTCAAGAGCATCATTGATGGCTACTTCGATTAACTCTCCGACAGCTTCTATCTGACGGTCATCAAGATCGTCAAGAGCCGGATCATCATCTAGGTCATCGACCGCATCATCGAGTGCAGCATCGATTATCCTATCGATAGCATCAATCTGATCGTCAGAGAGCTCGTCAAGAACGTTACCTGCATTAGCCATAGAATTCTCCTCATCATCGTCCGCATGACTAAAATACTCGCCGCTATATATCAACACCTCGTCGTCAGCATCCGTATAGGTACCATCCGAATGCGCAAAACTGATGTTTTCAATATAAGCGCCGGGATTAGCGCCCGCTAAAACAAGGCTAACTTCTCGAATTACGCCATGAATAACGTCGCTGCCATTTTGCTTAAGACGATTCGCGTAAATGGACATGGAGACAATATCACCATTGCGCACCATCTCCTTGGCATGTTGACCAGATGGCGTATTGTTAAACACACCATACGCATACACACCATCATCACGATTCTCAAGAAGGGCATGGCCTAATACATTTGTTGGATCGGTATGAACATGCTGCCATACCAATGGCACCTGTTGACCATCATTACCCTTAAAAGCATCGTGACGGATTACGCGACCATCAGCGCAGCGAAGATCGTTTCTAGTGGCGTAACCACTAAAATCGTAATCCATAACATACCTTTCTATTACGTGCTAAATATCATCAGATACTCAATTCTCGTATTGAATCCACTCGTATAAGATTAGCAGTATGTCTTAACTTCTACAAAGTTTCACAATAGAGATTAGAATATCAATGATGCATAAGAATTATACCGACAAAGCTCGTTTCACTTTTTGTCGGAAGTCGGAAGAAAGACCATTATTCTTTTGCGTCTTTCGTCCAGTTCGTTTACCAACAACTCGTCCGTATACAGCATCAGAATTTAAGAACTGCTTACGTCGTTTTGCTTTTTCATTCAATTGACGTTGCTGGGCTTTTGCTTCGGATTTAGCGGTAGCTTCAGCTTGACGTTGAGCAGCTTCTGCTTCACGTCTATCAAGTTCTTTCGCATCTTCCAGCATCTTTTCTTCAGCTTCTTGTTGCTGTTGCTCAGCCGCTTGTTCTTTTCGTTCTTTTTCTGAGTCTTGTATTTGAGTTATCTGTTCATTAATATCATCGACTTGTTCACCTAATTGTGCTCGTAACTGTTCAATCTGCGCTCGTAATCCTTCGGTCATCTCACTATGACCATCTCGCAATGCTTTTATCTTATCGCGAATATCCTGAATTTTCTCTCGTTCTGCATCTTTATGCTCGTCATCTACTTTTTTGTTATTATCAATAACAGTTCGAATAGATTCAACTTTGGTTGACTTTTCATCGCGTTTGGTCTTAATTTCATCACGCATCTGTTCTATTTGCGTTTTGTATTGATCTCGTTTATTCTTTCGCTCTTCTTTAGACATACCTCGTAATTCGGCACGAAGCGCTTTTATCTTACCTCGTAAGTCATTGTTGAATACCTTAAAATCGGTATTAAGTGACTTAATATCACCACGAAGTCCATCCGATACAGATTTTGCATTATCGGTGTATGCTTTCAAATCCGTTCGAATCTGCTCTATTTCAGCTTGATGCGCTTTTACTTCGGCCTTAAATGTCTTGGTTTTTTCTTTAATATCAGTACGAATCGTTTCTACTTGCTGTTTACTTTCTGTTCGAAGCTGTTTAATTTGGTTTCGAAGCTCTTGAACCTGGGTTTTTGCAGCTTTGGTTGCTTCTTTCTCAACTCTAGCTTTCTCAATCTTTTCAGTAACCTCTTGCACATGAGATTTAAGTCTGGCAGAACCCGATGGCTTACTAGCTTCAGTTTCGTCTTGTTTTCAAGCAGTTTCC